GCACACCTCTCTATGGCGTGAGATACTGCCGCCCCTTTTACTCCAGCCCAAAGACACCGCCAGCCATCGAATATGACATCAACAGACACAACACCTGATACCACCAACCAGCGCCCCGATATCGCCACCAGCAAGCCGACCAAAACACTGGATCGCACTTTCTGCACCGCTCCGATGATGGACTGGTGTAGTTGCCAAAATTAATCCTTAAATTTCAACAAGCTATAAAATCCTTGAAATTTATTGCGCACTTTTAGCGCACCAGGCAGTACAAAAGATCATTGATTGCTGGTGGCTGAAAGGGAAGCAATTCAATTGATGAATGCTAAGTACGCTACTCGCTCCCCTCTATCGGTAGGGTTGCTTAAAACTATCTCATTTTGATTCCAATCAGCCGAACATGAACCACTACCACTACCCCCTCCGTCGCGTAAAGATATAAACACATGTTCAACTTCAACCCCTACATCAAGAGATATTGATAGTGTGGAACCATAGCCAACAAATTCGACCCCGCGCACGATACCCAAGCTGTGCAATGCAGCATCCCTTGACACGTCACCTAAGTCAGTGCTTGCCTTTTGGTCTAATCTATCCTGCAAGCCATTAATACTGGATATACCCAAACTTTCCTGATTCGATTTCAAATCTTCAATAAAATCTACTATCTTTTGAAAATCATCCAATTCTGGATTGTCGGATTCGAGCAGTGAGCTTATCGACTGCTGCTTTGCTTTCAACTCCTCAATAAAGTCCACGACCTTTTGCAAATCGTTCAATTCTGGATTATCGGATGCAAGCAGCAGGCCCATACTTTGATTCGCTTCAGTATTTGCCTCAACTGCCTGAGCCAGTTTGTACACCGCCGCACTGCTAGCCAGCTTGTCGCCGTCATTCAAATCAACCGAAGAAGACGGCTTAATATCCGATATCGCTTCAAAATTGCGATTAATCATCTCCCACTTATCATTGAATAACTCCGACGTTGCATCAGGCGGGGCTTCCACTGAAAAAAGCTCAAGATTATTTAGGGTGAAAAACGACATGATCAAAAGTCCTGTTTCAAACTGAGTTCAAGGGTTATATTGCTTTTGGGCTTTGGCGAATCAACAACTTTGGTAACCATGTTGACTCCACCTCCATCAACAAGGGTAAAAGAGGTTATCGTATCTCCGACCAATTCGGATTCCCGGATGTGCGCAGTCGCTGTAAACGAGAACACCCCCTCTTGAGATATGACCACCTCTCGATTAATCAGCATCCTACCCTGACCGTAAACATTTATTGACGATGCATTCCTTTTCCAAAAATTAAGGGTTCTCACTCTGTATTCATCAGAAATATTCATTAAAACACCCAATTCAAATACTAAAAACTAGGCATCATCCATTATCAATGGCGATGCATTCAATAACACTGATAACACTGGAATGGTATTATTGTCGTCATCCTATCCATTCCCCCATATTGATGTCACTCCACGTATCCACATACTGACTTCGGGGACAATCCGAGCGGGAACAATCACTCGAAATATTTCTTTCAAACGAACGAGGCTTTCAGCATCAACTGTCTCGAAATCCAATGCGATACGTACTCTGGATGTAAGATAATTACCATCCCGGTTATCCATACTGCTTTCGGTGCGACCGGCCACCGGCATCCCCAGCTTCCAAGAGCCATTCAGTTTTAGATCACTGTCCCCAAGCCTGGGAATCCACCAGCGTTCATTAACACCCGCTGGTGGGTATGAATCCGAAACATCACCAACGACTTGAGTAATCTCACATGCTTGTGGAAATAAAAGCTGAAGGTAAGTGCGTAAGAAGTGCAGCCCTCGGCCTTGGCAACTTCCTGCAATCCATGCTCGATACAAGTACCGAACAGCAGTCTCTTCCCTATCCCCCTGCAACAGCACCAATCCATCCCGATTGATCTCTCTACGCACAAGCTCAAAGGAACCAAGATGCGGACTCCCCAAAACATTGGCGTCAAACACATCCTTGCTCAGGAGTTGCTGGAAAAGTTCCAGAGTAAAATGGCGCAGTTCTTCATTTACTGGGTCAGTAGCCCTGCTATGCAGTAGAGGAAATAGCTCGGGCGGCACAGCATTATCAAAGCCGAACATGGACATAGATCAGCCCCAAGCCCGCGAGGCAACATTACGTGTTTGCACCGTAATATCCAGACTCTCTACTGCCGTATAGCGCCAAAGTTCGGGCCGAAGCACCCCAGCATCACCAATACTCACTTTTACGTCAGACCCCGCGTCAGACAACGCGGGCAGTGATTTCAGCAACTCATATACATCAAAGTAACCTGGTTGGTTGCGGCCTTTACGAGCTGCCTTGGATGCTTTCCCGTAAGCTTTCAGCAACGCTTCTTCAATCTGATTTTTCACAACCGACGGAATGTAAGATGTCGGCACCGACGCCATAACCGTCATTGGAATAAGAGACTCAACCGGCGTCAGAAAACGCACCCGATAACTGTCATCCGCCGCCCGGATCTTTTCCTTGATCCGGGTTTGAACACCGCTCAACTGACCAACCATCAACGTCTCAGGTACAACGGGTGAATCAGGATCAGGTTCTTTCAGGACGGTTTCGTCTCCGGAGAAACAGGCAACAAACAGCGCGTTAATGTTCTGAATCGACGCACCTCGGGTTTCTTCCTCCAGCGCTTCGTTCCAGACACTCAGAAACTGTAAATCGGGGAAGCTCTTGCGCACAAGGAAGTCAAACTCGCCCAGAAAAACCGCGTCATCATTATAAACGGACGGGTATTTCGTCAGCTCCCGAATAGTGCTGAGTGGCAACGGATCGCTGCCTGGTATTTCCATGCTGTCCATTTCCATGGCCAGTGACTGATCACCAGCCTGAAGCACATATTCAAACGAAAACGGACTACCCTGCTCTGGCTGGACAGCTCCGAATGAGCGAACAACAACCAAGGCCAGTTCTGTGCCGTCATTCGGCTGATAGCCCACGATCCCTTCGGCCCCCAGGCGAACGTACACACGTTGCTGGTGGTCAGCCTCGATGTGAAAGATCAAATCTCCGGGATTGGCGTTCACGTACCGGTTGCGGTACTCAAACGCGTCACTGCCCTGATGCAACTCCACCCCAGCCAAGTGCGAGCCATCATCCGCAGGCGGTATTTCAATCGCGTAGAAAGGCCCACTATTGGATACCGTGTGTACAATGCGTTCACGGCGCTGCTGGATGGCCTTAACAAAAATACGACCACCAGCAGGTACCGCCGCCGATTCTTCAATAAGGTAGGGGTTGCCAGAACTATCAAATACCGTCCTACCTGAATCAATCGTGACAGCCTGATCCGCCTGGTTGGTGACGCCAATATTGACTCTGGCGGCTGACGCTTTGGGAACAATGCCCCGGATCGCTGCATCCGCCAAAACCGTAGCATCACGCGTTTTTGCGTGCGGCTCTGCCATAGCAACATCAATTTGAGAGGACAGCATCGAAAATGCCATATAAACAGCATTGATACTTTCAGTGACAACCGGATCACCAGCCCTGTACCGGGCCGCCAGCTTCGGATACCGGTCTAAAGCGGCTTCCCTTGCCGCTTTAAAGTCGTCAGGTGTCAGCATGGATCACATTCCCAGCTTCTTACGCATCGCCATGGACTTCAGGCGACTGGCTCGCGCAGAAGCACTGTGTGCTTTCATACGCGCTTTTTTGATTGCCAGCTTTTGCTTTGGAGAAAGGCGGACACTGCCAGAAATCCGTTTACTGATACGCACTTTCTGTCCTTTTCGCACTGCAAATACGGACTTGTAAGAGGCATCCAGAGTGATGGCAGCATCCAGTGTCACATCATCAGGCAGCGTTGCAGACAGCAAGTCAGAGATACGCTCACCGGCTCCATCATCCCAGTCATTCAGCAATTGACCAACGTCGCTATCATCAATGCCTTTGCCTGACAGGTACCCCCATGCAGACTCCAGCACGACGCTCATCACGATCTGCTCGTTATCGTCCAGCTCACCATCTTGGTCTTCATCAGCAATACCGATAAACATTGACTGCAGGCGGTCAGCCAGATTTTCACCGTCTTCCAGATCATCAACTTCAGTTTCAAGCCACTGATGAATTGCTGCAATCGCATTTAAAGCGATTTCACGCTCTGTAAATTCTGCATCGCTCATTGCGCCACCAGAAGTGGCTGAATCCAGCGACAATTCGTGCTCAGGCTCACCAGGCATGAGCTGGGAGCGCATATTATTTAGTAAATCCATTGTTCACCTTTCACCTTTGGAGCGTTAGCGTTTGATCGTTTGCGAGATTGAAATTTGCCGAGTGGTACCGTCGTAGCTGATGCCATAACTAATATCGACAGCGTCATACGGATTTTGAGGGTTTGGACGAACATCAAACTTCGCAGCCAAGCCATCCATCTCTGGCTCTTGTGACGGCACAATCCAGCCGGACTTTTCCAAGTCTTCAAACAGGCTTTCCAGTATTCGATTGGCAAATTTGATGGTTTCAGCCATAGGGCGCTGAAGTGCGGACTTGATAATGGAGGCCACCGCTTTATCAACAAAAGCTGACATATCCGCCACCGCCACCAGCTTTGATTTGCTGTTTTTTTTGTTACAGCTCAGTGAGTCCGTAAAGATACAAAAGCTGCCATCAGAGAATGTGTCAAAAAGCACCGGATTGATGCGAGCTTTAGCCAAACTACTGAGTTCTAATCCATCGGAACTGGGGAAGTATTGCTGACGAATGCCAGAGCGAGGCAATACGCCATTTCGACCGGCAACCGGATAGTTGCGGCGCTGAACACCATAAACATTTGTTTCTTTATTTCGATCACACATCATCGCCGTATTCAGAGCCGATGTACCCAGATAACCGACCGGATTAACGCCCGATACATCTCGGGATTTGATCGGTGCCCAATATGCACGCGCCAGATAGCTATCTTTGTCATTCAGAAACCCAATAGTATTCATGAGTGCAATCGCCTCATCTGGCGAAAGACTCCCCGGAATATCCCAGGCATACAGCGCCAAACGGCGATACGCCACGCCCATTAGGCCAACAAGCAATGGAATAGATTGACTACCACATGACGCTACGTAATCGTACTGGTGCGGCGTTGCTTTGAGCTTTTCACAGGCACTGGACAGATTATTAGCCGTGTAAACAGGAGATCCTTCGACAAAGTATTGCAGCACATCGGACTTCACTTCTTTACCAAAGCCATAGGCTGCGGAATCTGCTCCGATGACAGCAAAGGTGTCGAGCACTTCAATTTCCAAAGCATCACTGCCACTGTTCATTACAACGTCTGGCAAGAAAATGGAATTTCCATAATCATCGGTGTCAGTTGACGACAGCGACCCATTAATCTGAAACAGAACGTTGTCATCGGCATCAGAAATTGTAACGGTTATCACCGACGTATCTTGCTCTTCACCATCATCATCGGTGACTGAAGGCGCATGTATGGACACTCTCACGCCATCGTTATGACATTCGAGATGGTGGATTTTCAATATTGCGTCACCATCACCAACATCTGCTCCAGCGGGAGCTACCACAAACTCAAAACTTCCATCATTCAAATCTTTTAGAACAAACACATCCATGTGTGTGAAACCATCAGCAATCAAACGTTGAACAATCGCGGCTTCAGCACCATTCTCCAGTGACTCAAAGATCTGCGCCCAGGCTTCGTTCAGAGCAGTTTCTCGAATCGGCTCACCTTTTCCGAGCATTCGCTTGAGATTGGAGCGCGTTACAACAATTGGCCGATCAATGCGTCCACGCGTGAATCGACCTGCAGTTGCATAAACACGACTGGCATTACTTGGCGTTGGAACAACCGAATCATCCTTTGTTCTGTTGATCAGCACACCCGGCTGTTCACCCATCTGGCGATAGAATCCGACCATGATTTAATCCTCTTTCTTCTTGGCTGAACGGCTACGCGCACGCACCTGACGCGCTGCTGGTGGCTTTTTTTCGGATTCGGCTGGCTCTGGCTCTGGCTCTGGCTCTGGCTCTGGCTCTGGCTCTGGCTCTGGCTCTGCCTCTGGCTCTGGCTCTGGCTCTGGCTCTGGCTCTGGCTCTGGCTCTGGCTCTGGCTCTGGCTCTGGCTCTGGCTCTGGCTCTGGCTCTGGCTCT